TCTTATCCAATTCTTAACCGATAAACCACATTACAAGACATACATGCCATTTTATTACAAATTATGGTATTCGCTTAATACTTGGTGGAATACAGCGTTTAAAACGCCTCAAATTAGATAAATTAGCACACACTTACGGAGGATGTCCTTTTGATGTCCTCCACTTTTAAAAAATAACAAATAAAATGAATTACATTGACAGAAAAGCAAACGACCTATATAATTTAGCAATTAAATTAGGCATTAAAAATGCAACAGAAACAGAAAAGCAAATATTCAAAAAGGAAATATTTAGACTTTGTGCTATATCTATTGATTTGGTAAGAAGTGACATTGAAACACTTTTGCATAAAGCATCAGATCACTATATAAATATATTAGATACCAAAATAGTAACACTTGAAGATGCAGATTTAAGCATACGAGCTTATAATGCACTTAAGCAAGCAAAAATAGAAACAATGAATAAATTATTTGAGTATAGGCGTTCTGATGTTGCTAAATTTAAAAATATGGGGCAGAAATCAATGGATGAAATAATTAATTGGGGGTACGATAACGAAATGAGATTTAAAAATCAATAACAAATGTCAAATACAGCATCAATAACAATAGCAAAGGATAACAGTATAGTAGTGCGCCTCAAAAGTCCGTTTTTTGACGACTACAAAGCGGAGTATGTAATTAAGCATAATTTAAAAGCGATTGCAATACACAAAGCACCTTCAACATACACAGGAAAGACTATAAGTGGATTTTTAAGTGTCTATAAGGTAATGAGCCTATTCTTTTTATCCGACACAGTAAAGCCCGGAAAATACACATTTGAAGAGAGGGAAGATTCTGTAATTATTAGACTAAAGTAACATGAATAATAACATTGACTTTATAAACATGGTCCGGCGAAACATAGAAGAAGTGACCACATTCCTGCACTACAAATCAGTTTTCAAAATGATATTCATGGTTCAGGATGATGAAGAGCATTTTCAACTTTTAGAAGAACTGGAAAAGCGGTGTTTGCGGGTTGGAGTGTACACTGGAAGATATAAACAAATAAACAATCAAAACAAAATAAAATGAAAAACATACAATTTTTACCAATTAACTTTGAAGGAACAGGCGAAGTCAAAGGATTTTTATTCACTCAATTAGAGAATTATGAACACTGTTATTTGTATTCAATCGTAAGCGAGGGAGAAAAGCCGCATTTTGAGGTTATACGAAAGCAAATAACGCCTTTATGTATAGATTTTAAAAAGCGTATTTATTCAGATACTGAATTTAAAGAGTTTTATCCAAAGTCTAACCAATTTGGAATAACTGCATGGGCTTGTAGTACTTTGTCAAGCGCACAAGCTAAAGCATCGGAAATTGAAGATACTGCAAAGCAAATTTTGCAAGATTAATAATCAAAACAAATGACAGAATTAGAACAAATTAACGAGAAGTTAAACAAGATATTGGCTTTGCTTCAACCAAAAAAAGAAGTAAAGAATATATCTAATGGATTGGATGAAGTGAGAGCTGAATTAAGAGGACTTAAGCCGTATCCAATGGATTATAAAGTTGAGATAAGCCAAATAAATGAAGGGTGGGATTACGTAAAATTACCCAACGGATCACTTGGTTTTTACGACAGAAAAGCGTATCTTAAAGCACTCGAAGAATGGAAAGCAAATCAATAATTTTAAACTAAACAACAAAACAAATGAAAGAAATTAACAAGGCTATTGTAGCCGTAATGAAATCTGTAAAAGGAATTGAAAAAGACTTAGACGTAGGAACAGGTCAAAGTTCATACAAAGGCGTATCTGACAAAGCCGTTAAGCAAATAATCGGTAAGGCAATGGAAGAAAACGGACTTTGCATTTTACCTATCGGAATTGAGCCAAAGGTAACGATTGATAGATGGTCAGAGCCTGATCCGTACAAGCCTACTGTTATAAAGCAAAAGCAATCTGTATTTACAGAGGTTATCACAAAATACTTGCTTATACATGAAAGCGGTGAAAGCGTTGAATTGATGGGATATGGTCAAGGAATTGACAGTCAAGATAAGGGAGCCGGAAAAGCTACGACTTACTCACTTAAGTACCTTTTACTTTATTCGTTCTTAGTTCCTACAGGCAAGATAGACGATGCAGACCAAGTGCATTCAGATGACATAAGCACTCCAAAATCAACCAATTCGATAGTTCAAAAAAACACTGGTTCGATAACACATAAAATGTTGGAAGAATTGTTTGAGCTAAAAAAGGATGGACTAAGTAGTGATATTGTAAAGCGTGGGATGTTAGTATTGCAAAATAAAGAAGTAGCCTCATATGCAGCAATGCACAAAAAGCTAATGGAATTATGAGCATAACAGAAAATTATAGTCGAATAGGTCGCTTCACATCTTCGGGTGTGTGGCAGCTTATGACCAATGGAAGAGCAAAGGACACGCCAGGCAAACCATTTGAAACATATGTAAGGCAAAAAGCAAGGGAAAAGCGACTATTCAGATCCATTACAAATGATGCAAGTAGTAAGCCGACAAGTTGGGGTAAGTACTTGGAGAAAAGAGCGTTTAGCAAACTTGACATTGATTACAGCTTAACAAGTGACGTTACAACAGAACATCCGACTATTGAAAACTTTGCAGGAAGTACAGATGGATTGAAATTCGATGCAGAAAGGACTGTTTTCGATATTAAATGTTGCTTTACATTAACGGCCTTTTGTGACCTGATAGAATGTACTACCGATGAAATGCTTTTAAAAGAGTTCCCTGAGTACTTTTATCAGCTTATTGCAAACTCAATGATACATAATACCAAATGGTGTGAATTAATCGTTTACGTGCCTTATTTGAGCGAATTAAGCGATATAAGACTTGGTGTTAAGTATGAAGATAATAAACAGCTTCAATGGATTGAATACGCAGAAGATTACGAACTTCCTTATATTCATCCACGATCTGAATACAAAGACTTGAATATACTGAGATTTGAGGCAAAGCAGGAGTATAAAGATGCTTTAACAGAGCGGTTATTAATGGCAAACGAACGTATTAAAACTATATGAAAATAAGCCTTGTTAAGCAACTTAATGGAACTTTCAAATTAGCGTATGATAGTGACTTTGAAATAGCTAAGAAAATCAAAGCCGGAGATATTATTGAATATCAATTTAAGCAAGTCCGGAACGTCAAATTTCATCGACTGTTCTTTTCACTATTAAACTTAGTTTTTGACAATCAGGAAATTTACACGAATTTAGATCATTTAAGACACGATCTTACAGTTGATGCCGGATATTATGACCTTACGTATAATTTTAACGGAGAGGAAGTAAGAAGGGCAAAATCAATAAGTTTTAGTTCTATGGATGAAACAGAATTTAAAAAGTTATATTCTGATGTACTTGATAGCATTTTGCGGAACTTCAAGTGGTCACAAAAAGATATTGAAGAAAATTTAATCAATTATTTTTGATATGTCCTAAAAGTTACATATCTTTGAACTGTTAAGCGTTACTACTTTAGCTTAATTCAAAATCTGGCCTTTTTCATTATTCTGATCGTAGTAACTCAGGGTATTTGAAAAAGGTTTTTTAATTTAACTAATGGAATATACTGAATTTTTAAAGGGCAAAGAGAGGTATCACTTACAAACAGGATTTGATGTCGAAGATAGTCAACTGCATCCAAAATTAAAAGACTTTCAAAAGTTTTGCGTTAAACGTGCTTTGAAGTATGGCAAATTTGCACTATTTGAAAACTGCGGACTTGGTAAGAGCTTTCAGCAGTTGGAATGGGCGAAACAAGTTTATAATAAAACACAAAAGCCGGTACTCATTTTGGCTCCGTTAACTGTAGTCGGTCAAACTATAAGAGAGGGCGAAAAGTGGGGATACGTTGTTACAAAAGCAAGTTACAATATAAATCATCCTAATTTTGCAGCTATTCAGATTGCCAACTATGAACAGTTAGAAAATATTGACTGCAGCATTTACTCTGGAGTAGTTGTTGATGAAAGTTCTATAATGAAAAATTATAGCGGTGCGACCCGCAATCTTATAATTGACACCTTCCAGAAAACACATTATAAATTAGCTTGTACAGCAACGCCTTCACCGAATGATGAGTTAGAAATAGGTAATCATGCAGAGTTTTTAAATGTTATGACTTCTCAGGACATGAGATCAATTTACTTTACCACTGATAAAGAAATTATCAAAGGCAATAAATACCGACTTAAAAAGTATGCCGAAAAAGAGTTTTATCTTTGGATAAGCAGTTGGGCTATTATGATCGAAAAGCCAAGTGATTTGGGATTTAGTGATGAAGGATATGAGTTGCCTGGACTTGAGTATCATGAAAAACAAATAGTTACTTCAGAACGTGACAATGGAATGCTATTTAATACTATTACTGTTTCAGCAACTAATTTTAATCAAGAGCTTAGATTTACTAAACTTGAAAGATTAGAACAAGTAGCACAAATAGTAAATGAGAATAAATATGAAAGTTACATAATTTGGATTAAACAAAATGACGAAGGTCAGACATTAAGAGAATTAATACCGGAAGCAATTGAGGTAAGCGGTTCAGATAGTCCAGACTTCAAAGAGCGAACCATTTTAGACTTTACTGATAATAAATTCAGAGTATTAATAACTAAGGTTAAAATAATGGGCATGGGTATAAACTTGCAGTCCTGCAATAATCAAATATTTGCTTCCTTAGACTTTAGCTTTGAGAGCCTTTATCAATCAATAAGAAGGTCTTACAGATTTGGACAAAATAAAACAGTAAACATTTATCTAATAACAACAGACACTATGCAGAACGTAATAAATTCAATAAAAGAAAAGGAAGAAAAGTTTATAAACATGCAAGATGAAATGCGACTTGCAATATTGAAAAACTATGAAGTTGAAAGATCGGAAAGAAAGACAGATCATTTTAAAGGGGATAATTTTGAGTTAATACTTGGTGACTGCGTAGAAGAGGTAGCTAAACTACCCGACAATAGCATTGACTACAGTTTTAGTTCACCACCTTTTGGAGCTTTGTATGTCTTTTCAAACGATCCAAAAGATATGAGTAACGTTTCTAATAACGATCACTTTTTGGAACATTACAAGTTTTTAATTAAAGAACTTTTTAGAGTTATTAAGCCGGGCAGATTAGTTTCTATTCACATGATGCAAAGTACAACTCTTTTAGGTCGTGATGGGTATTATTCGATAGTGGATTTCAGAGGTGATCTTATTCGTCTTTATCAAGATTGTGGATTTCACTTCCATGCTGAAAACATGATAAGAAAGGATCCAAAGACTGCAGCTATAAGAACAAAAAACAGACAATTAATGCACGGTACCACAAAGAGCGATAGTTCTATTGTAAGGCCTGGACTTGCAGATTTTATACTTACATTTAAAAAGCCTGGAGTTAATGAGGTTCCAATAAAAAACAATATTCCTTTTGATTTGTGGTGCAAAATTGCTGAGCCTGTATGGATTGACGTTAACGAAGTTGACACTTTAGATTACAGAGCTGCAAGGTCATCCGATGATGAACGGCATATAACCCCAACTCAATTAACGCCTATAAAGTGGTGTTATTTAATGTGGTGCAATAAAGGCGAAACTGTTTTAAGTCCTTTTTCTGGAATAGCATCTGAGGGTTACGTTGCAGTAAAAGAAGATCGAAAATACATTGGTATTGAACTAAAAGAGTCTTATCATGAATTAGCAAAAAAGAACCTTTTAGAAGTCGAATTATCTAAGGGTCAAATGGAATTATTTGAAGTAACTGAATATGATGAAGTAGAATCAAACTAACTAAACTTTAAAACCAAACAAAATGAACAGCAAACAAGCGCATGAAGACTTGAAAAAGTCAGGGCGCAAAGAGGCGATTCACATGCAAATTATGAGATACATGTACCGGTACGGTGAAGCGACGTTCTCAGACATAGCAAAACACTACAATGTACATGAGAGTACATTTTGGAGGCGCATGTCCGATTTACAACGTGCCGGACTGATTGAAAAGACAGGCAAAAATAAATTATCTCATACGACAAATAAATACTTGACATTGTGGAAACTTAAATAAAAATCATTATATTTGCATTATAGATACGGCACATACTACCCTAAGTAAAGAATTTAAATATAAAGTCTAAAGTTAGTACGGGTGCCGCCGGAACGCTTTAGGCTTTTTTTGTGTCCATATATGAGCATAAATAGAATTAGAAGGGTTAAAAACAGTTCTTATACTGTAGTTTCAAACACCATTTCCAGAGATAAAAGATTGACATTAAAAGCTAAAGGATTTATGTTAGTTGTTATGTCACTTCCTGATGATTGGGATTTTAGCATCGAAGGGATGAAAGCAATTTTAAAGGAAGGTAGGGATTCTCTTTATAGCACAATTGCAGAGTTAAAGCAGTTTGGATATTGTGAGGCCATTCCAGTTAAAAAAGAGGGCAAATTTGCAGGTTATGATTACAGTTTTTTTGAGCAACCTGTTGAGGAAAAACCGCAAACGGAAAATCCGTATACGGAAAACCCACCACAAATAAGTAAAGAGATAAATAATTACTTACCAAAAGAATTAACAAAAAAAGAAATTTTAGAAAATAAGTTAAAAGAAGATAGGTTGTGGCTAAAAAGAGAAATGAATAATTATGCCGAATCCTATGATAAAGAAACACTTAATAAGTTTTATCTATACTGGACTGAAAAGAATAGATCAGGAACATCACTAAGATATAAATCAGAGCCATTTTTTGAAGTAAGTAGAAGGCTTAACACATGGAAAAACAATTCTAACAAAACTTACATTAAAACAACCATAGACAAATTAGACAAACCTAAAGGAGTTCCTAGTGTAACAACAAAGGAACTCCCGCAGGAAATAGTAAATAACTTAATGAGAAAAACAATATGAGTAACAGAGTACTTTTTAATTTAGAAGTTGAGTCAAGGATTTTGTATACATTTATGCAATCACCACTTAACATAAACAACTGTCTAGACATTCTTAGTCCGGAAATATTTTATAGCAGCTTTAATCGTGATGTTTGTCAGGCATTAATGGATCTTAACGCAAAAGGATCTGATGTTGATATTGTATCAATACATTCGTACAATGAAAATTTAACATTGATTGAACTTGCCAAAATTGTAATGCACGAACCATATTTTACAGGGTTACATGGAAAGGTAAAATACATTTATGAACTTTACATGTTAAGGGAATTAACCCTTTTGGGTTCAGAAATTACACAAATGGCAAACTCATTTAATCAAGATCCTTTTGAGCTAAACCACCATATCGGATTAAGGCTTATGAAAATTGTACCTAAAATTGGTGAAGGATCACAATTGCTAAGAGATTACTTACCGGCATTCACAAAAAAACTTGAAGAAAACCAAAAGAACGGAGGTAAAAGAGGGGTAATGTCTGGAATATGGGCAGTTGATAAACATACAAACGGTTTTCAAAAGGGTGACTTAGTTATTTTGGCTGCAAGACCGTCAGTAGGAAAAACTGCTTTTGCACTTAACATTATTGGAGATATGATTTTTAATCAAAAATTAAGCGTTGGAATGTTTAGTTTAGAAATGGATAAAGATCAATTGATTGAACGTTTAATGTCAACCGAAAGCGCAATACAACTCAAAAAGATGAGGCATGGAGGCTTAACGCCTGATGATTGGACAAAGTATCATAAGATAAGTAATTTTGCATGTAGTGACAGTGTAGGCAATTTAGCAATTAATGATATTGCAACTATTAATATTTTTGGCATTAAAGCCGAGGCAATGGCTTTTAAAAACAAATACAATATTGATGTTTTGGTAGTTGATTATTTACAACTTATTTCAGCACCAAAAAAAGATACTAAGGATAAGGATAGAGTAGCTGTATTATCACAAATAAGCAGAGAACTAAAGTTATTGGCTAAGGAATTAAAAATTCCAGTAGTTGCATTGGCTCAATTAAATAGAGAAGTTGAAAAGAGATCAGACCCAAAACCAACGTTAAGCGATATAAAAGATTGCGGAGCTATTGAACAAGATGCGGACACAGTTATATTTCTTTACAGGCCAAACGGTAACGATTATGAAAGTACGGTTGAAGTAAACGCTTTATGTGCAAAACAAAGACAGGGCAGCTTATTTAATGAAACTTTGACTTATGTAAAAGAGATACTTAAATTTGTTGATCCTAACCAAAGTGATAACATAACTGAAACGGTAGTTGATTTGTCAACAATACCACAAAGCAAAAGAAGCAGCGAATTTGTAGACGAAGATCAACCACCATTTTAAAACAGAAGAAAAATGAAGCACAAAGTAAAAGAGATTGGATGGATTTATGCGGTGTCTGTAAATAACACAAAAATATAAAATGGAAAAGGCAACAAAGGGATTGATTTATAGTGACCAATCAAGTATGTTTGGCAAAAGGGATATATTAGGTTTCGGCACAAATGATTTTTATATCAAGGAAATAGAAAGGGATAAGGCTAATAAAATCATTATAAAGAAACATTATAGTAAAAAGGTATATTCTGCTACCTATATAAATTTAGGGGTTTATATGGCTTCAAAATTAGTAGGTATATTGCAATATGGTTATGCTATGAATCCGGCAAGTTGTGGAAGTGTGGTAGAAGGTACGGAAATGGATCAATATTTAGAACTAAACAGAATGTGGATTGATGACATTGCGCCAAGAAATAGTGAAAGCACCGCAATATCATATTCTATAAAATATATTAAAAATAGATACCCAAAGATAAAATGGATTCAATCTTTTGCGGATGAAAGGTGCGGAGGTCTTGGTATTGTTTACCAGGCTTGTAGTTTTAATTATTATGGTGAGCATACAAGCCTTTTTTGGACTTTGGATAACAAAATATATCATAATAGCTTGATGACAAGAGATCCTAAATTATCAAAATCTGCTGCATTTATACAAGCGAACAAGGAAAGGGCAACAAGCCAAGAATTAAGGCAATTTAGGTACATTAAATTTATAGACCAAAGTTGGAAAAAGAAATGCCTTCACAAAGAAAAGCCATATCCAAAACATTATTTAGAAGCGATACAATGAAACCAAGTATAAAGCAATGTACAATATGCAATAAGCCACGTCCTTATTGGAGCGCAAAGTTCAAATGCTGCAAAGAATGCTTTTACCGTATGCCAGAAAACAAGAAACCGATTGAAAAGAAAGTTTACGTTATCCCGAAAGAATCAGCAAAGCGAAGTAAAGAAAACTACAAAGACACATATTTTGATTATTTTGGATATGGAAGATTTGATTTCGTTCCAAGTGAGTTATCAGGATTATTAGCGGTTGATGTTTGTCATATTGTAGGAAAAGGAAGGGGTGGTAAAAACAACATAGAAAACCTAATGGCTAAAACACGTGAAGAACATGCCGCTTTCGGAGATATAAACGAACTTATTCCCAACCTTCTTAAGATGCACTATCTGTTCATGGAAACAAGAAAACCAATATTTGACCATACGCCAACCCGGGATGAAATATTAAACTGGAAATCGTAATGAAAGTAATACAGTTACAAAACAACACAGCCGTTTTGAGCGACACTCAGTTTGACATGTACTTAAAAATAAAGTCATTCTATGAAGAAAGGAATGT